ATTGCCATTGCGGCGACCATTTCAACTTCACCGGTCTTTACAGCGCCTGGGTCGGCTAAGTTAGGCAGGTAGGTTTCTACAATGCTGGTACCTTCAGGGGTTACGGCATGTACACCGTCTAATCCGATGCGTGCGGCATAAATGCTGGTAGCTCCAGCTGTGGTTGGGATGATAGGATTCGATGTACCGGGTTTGTCGCCCAAGCTCATAATCATTGACGGGCCCCAAACGGAAACTTCATCTCCGAAGTTCTCTTTGCTCAGAAGGTTGATACCTGCCCGATCCATAACGGATTGGAATACGGAGTACATATCAGAGTTCATCATGTAAAGGGTAGGTGCTCCATCCATGAGGGCGCGAGTACGCCGGAGAGCATCCAGGAACACTTTCCAATTGCTGTCAATTAATGCAGAACTTGAAAGGTCAATGTCGGCGGCGGGAGTGTATTCTGTAGATGATCCGGTAAGGGCAACGTCAAGGCCGTCAAACTGCAATGCGCTATTATCAACGTCACCATTGATAAACCAATCCGCGAATAATGCGCGGGTGGCTTTGATCTTTTGTTCCAATTGGAACTGGACATGCTGAATGACCTGGACTTCATGCTTGATGATTACCCGGTCAAGTTCAAATGAACCGCCAAATACTTTCAGGTCAACATTGAAGCGGTCGGTAACTGTTTCCTGCGCCTCGTATTCGTTATTGATTGCGCGACCGGCTGCGGTTGGTTGGGTAACAATACGGTTATAGGAGTAGGTCATGGACTGACCGCCCTGAGGTTTTACCGTATTATCGAAAACCATTGCTTCCAAGAGAGCTGACTTACGGAATTCGTCAATGACGAAATTGGTCAGTTTTTCTTGGGATAATTCTTTTGCATTAGCTAAAGTAATAGCCATGATTTATTTTCCTTATTTTTTGATTCCAAGGGCGTCACCGATTGCGCTTGCCAAAGACGGTTCGCCGATGGATGTAGTTTTTACGCCTGTCGTAATCTTGGCCGGTGGCTTTTCGTCACTAAACAGGTTGCCTTCTTTTTCTCTGATTGGTGCGACCTGATCTGCGAGGTTCCCGGTGATCTCGTCTTTTTCTTCATCGTATTTCAGCAAAGATTTATCAAGGTCTTGAATTATGCGCTTCGGATTGATCACCTTGAATTTATCCTTCAATTCTGCCATGAGACGAGTATCAAACTTGTAATCGAGAACTTTTTTGTCTGCATCTTTACGAGCTTGCTCCGCTTCGGACTGGAATGTTTTAGCCTTCTGCTCCCACTCTTCGGATGCTTTCTTGATACCATCAGGGTCAAGTTTTTTGAACCCTTCGATTGCTTGATTGGCCTCGTCCAGTTGTTTCTGGATATTGGCGGCCGCATCTTCGGCGATTTTTAATTTCCCTTTGTTTGCTTCGATGTCTTCGCCGTGCAACTTCATAATGGCATCAACTTGTTCTTTGCTCAATTCTAACCCTTCGAGATCAGACCGTTTCATTTCAATTACTCCTGTTTATTACTACGTTTTTTTTACGTGTGCCCGGCACACTCGGTTTTGCCATTTTACGTTTGGCTAAACAAAAACCCGCCTGACAAATTTGTCAGAGCGGGCCTAATGTACTGCTCTTGCGAGTGCATACCATAAATGGGATGCTATGAATAGTATATCATATTACAAGGGGTTATTCATCCCACAATTTATTCATCTCAATTCTAATCTGATGATCAAATGGGCCAGCGTCAATCGTGGTGTGAGAATCTTCAAATTGACGTAAATACTGTGAAATTTGCATGATATTTGAATGACCTAAGTCAATAAACTTTACATACTCAGCTTTTCCTTTCAAGCAAATCACAGCCCAGCTACCACCCTTCAAGTGAACATCTACACCAACTTCCATACAGCTTGCAAGTGTTCTTTTGGCCTCATTCAAAGCTATTTCATAGCCACGTAATTCTGAATAACGATCATTGATCATATTTAATTTTGTAATCATCTCTTCGGTTTTTGTTCGCGTGGTTTTTATGTCATCAATTTCTTGGCTAAATAGCCAATTCTTCAACATATATTTGAATTTATCTATTACCGTTTGCATCATCATCCTCTTTATAAAAGTTGCCTGCCAATAGGTGTGAAGCCCTATCAACAAGCAACTAATATTACTAACTATTTTAGCATCGCTTCACCAATGCAGATAATTTATTTTACTACGAACCTTCATCCTTTTCAATCCCCTTGACATTCTTGTCGTACCAGGCACAATACATCCTGAACATCTGGTACAAAATAGCCAATAATTGAGATAAATCAGGAATCTTTTTTCCAGGCATGCTCCACCTTTTTGGCGAACTTCACCGGATCAAATTCGTCACCGATAAAGTCACGCTTCCATTTTGTTTGTTCAACCATGGCGCGGTCGAATAATTCTACTAAAGGCGCGTCCCCAAAGTTTACAGGATAGGCGATACCAGGACCGTACTTATCCCAATTATGAGGGTTATACCCTTCCTTCATGTTAGGCCGCATGGGTAGGTGCTGGTTTATACCAATGACCGGTTTACCCCGCGCAACGGCCAGGTACATCATCGTACCTTCGGCTATTACCAGATCAGCTTTGTCAATGTCATCGGTCGAGTTGTCGGTAACGCCTTTTATCCACTTGAAAGTAGGCTCCCTGCTAACTCCCTGCCTGATCCGGCTTTCGATAAATCTCACGGTTACTTTGTATCTCGTTTTGTCAAGTTTCCGTAAAGCAGCCATGATTTTCTGGTTTGCTTCTATCCCTTCCGGGCGTAACCTTCCACCGGTTGAATGGATTGGAGCGAATAAGATGTTGCTGATTTCGTTTGCCTTGAAAGGTAATACCTTACACCATGGCCAACCGGTAGTCTCAACCTTCGCGCCCGGGGCGATTATTTTCATGGCTCTTTTTTGACCGTTACCGATCACGAATACCCGCTTGATGTAATCCGGCATTGGTACCAATCCATCGTACCACCAGGGGGGAAGGGCGCAATGTGGATAAGTCATTACGGGAACGCCCGGGTACCGTAAAACCTGATTACGGGCGACTGTGTTATTGGTCATGTACCTTTCCCGGTCGATAAAAAGCAGTTCCGGGTTTTCTCTGGTATGCTCAAACCCAGCCTGAATGAGAGCGTCAAGATAAGGCTTGCCTTTCAGTTGGTAGTTTACAAATTCAAATCTCATAGCCTCTCCAAGATGAAACAGAATTTTTCCTTTTTGTAAACTCTCCATGCCTTATCTTTGGCGGCTTTGTTACAGGCCTTTGTAACGCCGTCCAGTTGCATGTAGTCATGGAATACCACGAATCTATCTGTAATTTCCTTGACGCGCTCCCAATCTGCGAATGCCCCGGCTTCTGTGTGATCCCCATCAATGAATGACACAGCGAATCGCATATTACCAACATCGAAGTTAGGACTGCTTGCCTTGATCAGAATTACGTTATCCAAGTGAAATTTATCAACGTTGCGCTGGGCCAGTTCTTGGGTAACTTCAAGTCCGGTTTTCTTGTCGATGAGTTTCTTTGTTTGCGCCTTGTAGTATCCATCGAATGGATCAATCCCAATGACAACACCTTTGTGGTTCAGTTTATTCTTGAGAAGCCCGGCAGCACAAACTCCCCCACCATTCAATACGCCTATTTCAAGATAGTTCCCATCCCCTGACTTTTCAATGACTTCTGCAATGTGGTTGAAAACATCGCCCGCATTTGCATACCGGCCTTCGATAGTTGATTTAACCTTTACTACTATGTCTCTGTGCATAAACATCTCCTACAAAATATTGATAACCAGCGGTACCCGAAGTAATTAGTACACTTCCAGTATAACCGATTTGAGATTACATCAGCCCATCTTTTTGGTACGCGCCATTCAATGAGCTGCTGCCTGAATAGCATTCTTCCAAGATTTTCCCCAAACTTTCTGATAAGTCTGATCAATGTATTTACAAATTCACTGGCCGCTTCCATGATTTCGTTTGCTAATCCGATAAATTCGTCATAAGCTAACCTCATTTGTTCACGACAAGCCGCGTCATATGCTTCCTGCATCTGTTCAATCCGTTCACGATCAATTTCAGGATAGTTTGATTTCATTCCATTACCTCAATTCCGTTTCCATTCACATTTTTAGCCCACTTTGGAAAGCGCCCGGTTATCAGCCTGATCACCAGCGCTATTATTATCAGTGTCCACCAGGCGATTAGTCCGAGAGCATTTCTCATTATAGCATTTCGCCTGTCATCTCATCGCCTTCATCGGCAAAAGGCTTCCCGGCGGTATTCACGTTTACGCCTTTCATGGCATCGTGACAGTTTGCACAATACCCCGACTTGTTTCTTTTGTGAAATTCCTTTGTTATAAACCATCCGCAATGTTTGCAAGTCCTGCCTTCTTTTTGTGCTTTTTGTAACATATCTTCGAGTTTCATTCCATCCTCCAACCATTGCCTTTTCGATTCAGTATAAACACGCCGGCGACGTTCAACTTCTTCAGGGGTCATGTTTACTGGTTCAAACGTTGCCATTCATCCGAGATAATATTTCATCTGCCATAAAGTCACGAACTTTAATATCGTATTTATGTGACTTTTCGATACCAATGACTGTTATTGCCGATTCGTATAATCTAAACGTCCTAAACAGTTCTTTATTACTTTTCTGTTTTATAAATTCAATAATTTCTTCATCGCTTTTTTCTTGTATGAAAACAACCATCATTCACCGTCCAATCTAACAGTAATACCGTAATCCTTCATTGCCCGCTCTAATTCCTCAACAGATTCTTTCTCTCGCGTATCGTTTAGGTAATTATCAATCGCATCAGTCAGGGCAATTAGCTTCTCGCTTGTTTCAATGCACCTTGAGGATAGGCGTTTGTTTTCATCACGAGTGCGGTTATGCGCTGATACAACCTGCATCGGGACAATGTAATTCACGCCGTCAATGTAAATTGATCCAAGCGTTCCAATCCTGTCGCTTTT